GCGGCAGAGTGCTCCGCCTGGAGGGACCGATCGACTCGGATTCCTTCTGGGGTGACGAGATCACGCCGCAGGATTTCAGAGATGAGCTGTATGCCGAGGACGGCGACCTCACACTCTGGATCAATTCGCCGGGCGGCAACGTCTTCGCCGCTGCGGAGATCTACACAATGATCCGTGATTATCCGCACAATGTTACTGTCAGAATCGCAAGCATCGCTGCATCAGCGGCAAGTGTGATCGCAATGGCAGGCAATACCGTGCAGATGTCTCCGACCGCACTTCTCATGATCCATGACCCGTCCACCATTGCGTTCGGCAACGCAAAGGATATGGAAAAAGCAATTGCAACGCTGAATGAGGTCAAGGAGAGCATCATCAACGCATATGCAGCAAAGACGTGTCTTTCCCGAAACCGCATCAGCAAGCTCATGTCCGATGAGACATGGATCAATGCGAAAAAGGCGGTCGAGCTAGGCTTTGCAGATGAGATTCTGTTCGATGAAAAGCCCGAGCCGGACAAGAAGGATGATGAGCCTGACGATCCGGACGAGCCTGAAAAGCCCGATCAGGAAGGCGGTGACGATGAGGGCGATGAAAAGAAAGAGACCGAAAAGAAGCCGTTCAAGCTGGACACCGGCGATGCCCTTTGGGAGTACAGTACCCGTGTCATGGGACAGACCATTCTGGGAAAGATCACCGCTTCCGCAGCGCCCGAAGGCACAGAGCCGCCCGATGACAGCAAGGCAGATGATGCACAGAAACCTTCCGAGGAAGGGCTGAGGGATACAGCACCGATTGTGACTACCCCTGTGATCGGTATGGACGGCAAGACCGCAGACGGCTCTATGCCGTATGAAATTCTGAAACAGCAGCTCAGCTTTCTGAGATAAGCAGGCTGTATTTTTATGACCGCCGGAGATATCCGGCAGAAACGGAGAAAAAGATATGAGCAAGATCATGGAACTTCGCAGCAAGCGCAATACCCTGTGGGAGCAGACAAAGGCATTCCTCGAAAAGCACCGTGGTGAGAACGGTCTTGTTGAGGCTTCCGCAGTGGAGCAGTACAACAAAATGGCCGGTGAGGTGCAGGCACTGGGCGCAGAGATCGAGCGTCTTGAGCAGCAGGCAGCCCTTGATGCAGCACTTTCCGCACCGACCAGCAAGCCTGTCACCAACGCTCCCGGCACAAAGAATACGCCGCCCACCAACCCGACCGCAACCGACGAGTACAAGTCCGCCTTCTGGGATATGATCCGCAACAAGGGCGATCAGCTTGCAGTCCGCAACGCACTCTCTGTCGGTGAGGACACCGAGGGCGGCTACACTGTGCCTGACGAATTCGAGCGCAGACTGATTCAGGCACTGGAAGAGAACAACATCTTCCGCCAGATGGCAACGGTCATCAAGACAAACAGCGGTACCCGTAAGATCCCGATCGCCAACGATACGATGGAGGCACAGTGGATCGACGAGGGTGAGGAGATCCCGGAGACCGATACACGTTTCGGTCAGACGACCCTCTCCGCATACAAGCTCGGCACGATGATCAAGATCAGCAACGAGCTTCTGCACGACTCCGCATTCGACCTCGCATCGTATATCGCTGCACGTTTCGGTGTGGCAATGGGTAATGCCGAGGAGCGTGCGTTCTTCACCGGTGACGGCGACAAAAAGCCCCTCGGTATCCTCGATGAGACCGGCGGCGCAGAGCTGGGTGTGACAGCGGCATCCCAGACGGCGATCACCTTTGACGAGGTGTTCGACCTCTACTACAGCCTCAAGTCTCCCTACCGCAGAAACGCACAGTTCGTCTGCAACGAGACCATCCTGCTTCAGCTCATGAAGCTGAAGGACAAGAACGACAACTACCTCTGGAAGCCGTCGCTCGACATCGCAAAGCCGGATACACTGCTCGGCAGACCGATCCGCACCTCTTCCTTCATGCCCGGTATTGCAAGGGGCGAGCGTGTTCTCCTCTTTGGTGATATGAAGAACTACTGGGTGGCTGACCGTCAGAACCGCACCTTCCGCCGTCTGAACGAGCTGTATGCCCGCACCGATCAGGTCGGCTTCCTCACTACTCAGCGTGTGGACGGTCGTCTCATCCTTCCTGAGTCCGTTAAGGTTCTCAAGATGGCAGGTACCAAGGCAGCGACCGGCGGCACTACCGGCGGTAACACCGGCGGCAACGGCTGATAAGAACGGAGGGCAGATAAGTGAATCTGATCTCACTGCCTGAAACAAAAAACTACCTCCGTGTTGACCACTGTGAGGATGACAAGCTCATCCTCACTCTGATCGATACGGCGCAGCGGCTCGTGATGGATGTGGGGCGCATGACCGAAAAGCAGTTAGCGGAAAATGAGGAAACCTCCCGGCAGGCTATGCTGTATACTGTATCTTACCTCTATGAGAACCGCAATACTGCTGATTATCATGCGCTGACACTAACACTCAGGGCACTGTTATTTGCACAGAGGGAGGGCATCGTTTGATGGAGATCGGAAAACTGAATCAGCGGATCGCCGTCCTCGAAAATCATGTCAAAAAAGATGCGATCGGCAATCACAAGGCTCAGTGGGAGGATGTGTTCTCCCTCTGGGCTTCTGTGGCGGTATCCAATACCGTGGGCGGTGCGTCTGAGGAGACCAATACCGGAGTAACCAGAGAGATACAAAAGCTGGAGGTCATTATCCGTCAGACCCCGCAGACAAAAAAGATGGCTTCTACCGTATACCGCATCCGCTTTGAAGGTATTGACTATGACATCAAGGGCATTGTGCCAAACTATCAGACGCAGGACTATATGAAGCTGATCTGCGAATCACGAAGGGCGGGATCAAAGGATGACATCTATTGACGATATGGCTGCGGAGATCATGGAGGGCTTGTCGGAGTACGCAGAGCTTGCAGATGCGGGCATGAAACGCGCTGTGAGAAAAACGGCAACAGCGGTCAAAAACGAGATTTCTGCCAACGCCCCTGTGAAATCCGGGCGTTATAAACGAAGCTGGACAGCAAAGAAAACCAAGGAGAACAGTCACACGCTTGAAATGACCGTCCACAGCAAAGACCGCTACCAGATCGCACATCTGCTCGAACACGGTCATGCAAAGCGCGGAGGCGGTCGTGTGGCGGCGATCCCGCATATCGCTCCTGCCGAAGCAAACGGCGCAGATATGCTCGAAACGCTCATCAAAAAGGAGTTATCGTGACCTACGAAGAGATCAACGAAATGATGCAGGAGATCGGGCTGCCCTTTGCGTATCATCATTTTGCAGAGGGTGAAAGTCCGGATTCTCCGTTCACGCTGTTTCTGTCTCCCGGTGAAGATACCTTTTCCGCAGATAACCTGATGTATCACAGCTTCAAAGAGCTGCACATCGAGCTTTATACGGACGAGAAATCGCCGGATACGGAACAGCGTGTGGAGGAAGTCCTCTTGCAGCACAACATTTATTACACAAAATCTGAGGTATGGATTGAGTCGGAACGGCTCTATGAAGTCCTCTATATCATGGAGGTATGAATATGGCACTTCAGAAAAACAAGGTCAAGTTCGGTCTGAACAAGGTTCACTGGGCAAAGATCACGGCATGGTCTGAAGACGGTGTGCCGACATTTGCAACGCCTGTGCGTCTGCCCGGTGCTGTTTCGCTGAGCATTGACGCAAACGGCGAAAACGAGAATTTTTACGCAGATAACTGCGTGTACTACGTCATCAACAACAACGCCGGTTACGATGGTGATCTCGAAGTCGCACTCATCACCACGGACTTCGCAACTGCAATTCTCGGTGAGCAGCTTGACAGCAAGGGTGTTCTCGTTGAGCGCAACGATGCGGAGACCTCACAGTTCGCACTGATGTTCGAGTTTGACGGTGACAAGAACCACATCCGTCATGTGCTGTACTGCTGCTCGGCATCCCGTCCGGCTACTGAGGGTGAGACTACGGAGGAGAGCAAGAGTGTCAAAACGGAGACACTCAGCCTCAAGGCAACGGCACTCCCGTCCGGTTTGGTGAAGTCCAAGACCTGTGAGTCTACGGACGAAACCACCTACAACAACTGGTACAATGCAGTGTATATCCCGACCGCTGCGACCACCAACAACAGCACCGGCACACGCTCTGCATCTACAACCAAGAGCAGCACAGCCGCATCCACTACTACTGACTGATTCGGAGGGAAAGAATATGGCTATCAAGAAAATCATCACTGTTGACGGTATCGAGGTTCCTTTCAAGGCGAGTGCGACACTGCCTCGCCTCTATCGTGCGAAGTTCCGCAAGGACATCTTCAAGGATTTCGCCGCCCTGAAGGATTCCGTGGATGAGAGCGATGAGGAGAATTCCGGTCTCGGCATCGAGAGCCTTGAGGTGTTCGAGAACATCGCCT